AAAACGTATCCGTGCGTATCCGTGCCGACATACTGGATCCAGACCTCACCCTTCTTGGCACCGGTCTTGGCCAAGCCGGTCCCGGTTTCCTTGTGGGCATAGACCCACTGGATCCGGGTATCATAATGCTTGCCGAGCGATCCCTTGCCCTTGACCCGCAACTGGTTGGTCTGCATCGGCTTGAACTCGGGACGGGGTGGTTCATCCAGATCAGGATCCGGACCGGGAACCGCATTTCCAAACTCATCCGTCTGGTTGCCGCTGTAGTACCATTCGTCCCAGGCTTCCTTGAGCTCTTGCTGCTCTTCCTGCCATACCTTCCAGGCCAGGTAATCCGCCCGGCTCCCGGATTGGGTTTCCATCATCTTCTCGAGGAAGGTGTAGATGTAACGCCGGCAGGAATTGTCGAGCACGTTCAGGGCAACCCCGAACTTGATGAACACGTAGTCCATCTCCTTGATGTTCTTGTTCTCCTTCAGGGCATCGACCAGCTTGTCGAAATTCCCGTCCACGGCTTTCTTGTAAGCCTTCTTGGCCTGGACATACTGGGTCGGCCAGTTGCTCTCCGACAGAAAGGTGTTGTTGATCCGCACCGGGATCACCGGGAAGAATTCCTTGTAATCCGCGCCCTGTGTCACCACGGTGTCGAGAGCAGCATTCCCGGAACCGATCTGGTAGATCATCAGCAGGGTATCGCTGTAAGCCCGGATGGTCTCGGTCTGCGTATCGATCTGATATTCCCGTGTGACCTCGATCTCGTCCTGCCAGATCTCCGTCGTGGTTTCGGTCGTGGTCGTCATCGTGACCCAGACCGGATCCGTCTCGGTCCCGTCGTTCCAGGTGGTCTCCTCGGTCGTGGTGCTCGTCGTTTCCGAGGAGACGCTGTTGATCGTGTGGTTCTGGATCTGGTTCATATGCTCGTGCAGGCGGGTGATGCTGTTGCCGCTCGAGGTGTTGGTCGTCTTCTTGTACCAGTTGTCGAGATGGGTGGTGGTGGTCTGCGACGTGGTCGTGGTCCAGTCCCCGACGGTGGTGACGACATCGTCCGGTCGGCCATCGGAATAGCTGTAGGTGATCGTGGTGGTATCGCGCTCATGCCGATCCAGAGAGACAGACGGTGTGTCGGACCACAGGCCGTTTTCTTCCCAGCCTGAGGTGGAGGGAAACGCTTCGCCTGGATCCAGAACGATACGATCCCCTTCCTCGTAGGGTCCGAACTGCTCCCCGGTGACGATCGTGTAGAAGGCGTAGATGTAGACCAGGTCCGGATCGAAATCCGTCAGCACGATCTGCTGGATATCGGTCGGCACCCAGTTCTCATTGAGCGGATCGGCCGGATCTTCGGGATCGAAGGTGATGGTCAGGATCTGGGTCTCGGCGTCGTAATCGACTTCCCAGTCACCATCAGCGTCATCGGGTCGGTTGGCATAAATCCAGCGCTTGGCCCACATCAACAGATCGGCGTAACCGGCTCTGGCATTCTGCACCCAGACACTGGTTCCCGGGGGCGAGGAGATGTGGGCCGCAATGGCCGTTGTATCGACATCCCCCAGCACTTCCATCTTGCCGGACGGCATCCCGATGGATCCGAAATGATCCGGGTTGTCGGCCCAGCGGTAGAAGCTGCGCATCTGGATCCCGGGCCCGTTCAGGTAGCCGTTGCGCAGGGTGTCGGCGATCGTGTCCTTGGTACCAGACAACACGTTGCGCATCACCAGAGAGCGCAGGTAATGGATCCGATCGATCTCGTCGCCGGCAAGATTGTAGACCACCGATTGGACGGTGATGATGACGCTCATGCACAGGCCCCTTTCCCTTGCGGGTCTGGATCAGATGTTCAGGTTGCCGCGCAGCGCCACCAGGATGCTGTCGATCTGGTTGTTGGTGAACTGGTTCGGCGCCAGGAGCCCCTCGTCGATGGTCTTCTGGGTGATCCAGGCATCGGAGAAGATCTTGGCCGCCTTGGTCTCGGCATCCCGCTGATACGAGATGATCTGCTGGGCGTAGAGATCCTTCTGCTTGCCGATCGAACCCACCACCTCTTGACCGTCGAGACGCCAGTCCTGCGTCTGTGCCCGGGTTGCCTCCATCTGCTCCTTGAGCAGTTCACCCTGCCGGGGCAGGATGTTGGCATTGGTGTAATCGATCCCCACGCCTTCCGAGAGCAGGTTCGCATTGGTGCGATCGAGACCCGTCTTCTGGGCCGGCATGATGTACTGGTTGGTGAAGTCGAGGCCTTCACCCTGCTTGACCAGGTTGCCGTAGGTCGCATCCTCGGTCGAGATCTTGATCTTGGTCAGGGCATACTGGGCCTCGGAGGTGGCCGCATCGTATTGCGCCTTGGCCAGCGCCAGACGGGCGGTTTCCAGTTCGAGCCTGGCCTGCACGGCCTGTGTCTCGGCAGCCCGGGCCTGCATCTGAACCAGGAGAGCCTGCCAATAGGCCGTGTCCTTGGTGAGGAGAAACTGGTTGGCGGTCTGCAGCACATGCCCGATCACGCCGATATAAGCCTTGGTGTACTCGGCCCCGGAGATCCGGTTGGCTTCGTACTCGACCTTCAGGTGATGCACCATGCTGGTCATCAGCCGGTCAAAGGCACCCGTGCCATTGACCTCTCCCGTCGTCAGGTCGTCGAGGGAGAGTTTGGGGATCTGATCATGCAGGACGCCCTCCAGAGCGGGCTGCTCGAACCGGGGATCGGTGAAGTCGATATCCGGTATCGAGAAATCCTTGGTCTGGATCAACAGGGTGAGTAGATCGTTGGCAAGCTCACCGGCACCAGAGGGTGTTGCAGACATGATCAGATCCCTTCTGCGTCAATTCCGAAAACCGAAAATCCGGATCAGTCGTTGAGGCCCTTGGCGGCAGCCTGCTGGGCCGCCAGACGGGCCAGTTCCTCGGGTGTCAGATCAGGCAGGATCTCGAGGGCGAATTCCCGGGCCATGCCGCTCTCGACATGGATCCGGCCCCGGTTGTCCTTGCGGGTGCGGACGTTGACGAACTCACGCGCCTTGAGCTGCTTGTAGATGCAATAGGGCACATGGTAGCCGTTATCGGTGGCCTCCCCGTAGGGGATGTACTTCCGGACGCTCCCCAGGACTTCGTTGGCGAAGGTGAAAATCTCGCCGGGAAGATCCTTCTTCTTCGGATCCAGGTTGGTAATGCGCAAGCGTACCAGTTTCATCTCGCGCTCGTACAAAAGCTGCCGCAGCGATTTGGGCTTTTCGGACTTCGGCGCGGTAGGCGGCGAAGAGGCCGGGGCCGGGGCATCTTCGTTTCCCGAGGATGTTGCTTCCGGGTTCGTGTTCGCTTCGCTCTGGGTTTCGTTCTGGTTCTCAGAGGATTCTGCCTCGCCGTTGAGCTTGGCCTCGATCCGCGCCTTGAGGGCATCGAGACCGATATTGTTGGAGAACTTGATCCCCATCAGGGTCGCCCGTTCTTTCAGGCGGGCAAGATGCTCGGCCTTGATCTCCTCCTGATCCTTGGGCTCCTCAGTCTGGCCGGGATCCGGATTGGGGTTCTGGTTCTGGTTCTGGCTCAAGACGTTATCAAACAGGTTCTCCGAAGAGCTGGCCGTTTTCGTCGGGTTCGTCTCTTGTGTCATCGGGTCTTCCTCATGGGATAGATTGCGACGGGTTTGGATTTGAAAAAAGGGGAGGAGAAGTGCTTCTCCTCCCCTCTGTCTTGTCAGGACACGATCAGATCACCGATCAGACCGGGGCCACCGTCTTGATGACGGCCATACGCTCGGGACGCTTGACCAGGAGGCCGTAGTACCACTTGATCGAGGAGAACCCGGTCTCGCCGTAGGGATCGTTGCGATCCGCGGTTTCCTTGCCCGGCATCTTGGTCATCACCGAGAACTTCACGGACTTGCCATCGGTCTGGAAACCGATCGTGGTCCACGAATCGTCACCCAGCACCATCATCGGGAAGATGTCGTACTTCTCGGTCACGCCATCCATGGACGAACGGTAGCCCGGGTTGGTGCCGACATCGGCGCCAGCGGCGGCCCAGTGCAGCATTTCGGGAACCTGCACGATGCGGAAGGCATCAATGGTGCCGATCTCGCCGTTCAGGATGGTCCCGGCATCGCCGTAATGCTGGATCGAGATGAAGGCCCGCTCGTTGAACTGATCCTTCATGCCCTTGAGCAGGGGAACCAGCTCAGATCCGACGAACATGACACGCGCCGACGGGATGGTCTTGGTGTCGATCAGGCGGGAGCCTGTGATCACCTTGGTCTGCTTCGGCGTGCGGTTGTCGGTCAGGATCTGATCGAGGCGCATCAGGTTGGCGTAGGACACGATCGAGGCCGGAACCACCGGGGGACCGGCAGCCTCTTCACCCGTCACGTCGGCATCGCTGGTGGCGGCGCCGGCATAGAGGACGACACCGCAGTTGGCCAGAAGATCCTTCTGCAGCACAGCTTCCGTGATCTGAACGGCGCCATTCATGAGCTCACGGCTCAGATGGTCCATCAGCTGGTCGTCGGAATCGAAATCGATCGATTCCTGGGTGAACTCGGTGAAGAAACCGAATTTCGTGATCGAGCCTTTACGCTGGAGACGGGTGAAGCCAACGC